TGAGATGGCGCAGCAATCTATGATCGCCCTGGACATGATGGACTTTGAGGGCATCGAGAAGATCCGCGAGAAGATAGCAGAGGGCCAGACGCTGCTCAACATCGTGCAGCAGCAACAGCAGCAGATCGCCCAGCTTGCCGGCCTGCTCACAGGAGGCACTGTGACGCCCGTAGGCAGCCCCGGACAGCCGAGCCAAGGAAATCCTCAGGCGGCTCCGAAAAGTGGCTCAGAATCGATTGCAAGCGGGATTATGGACAGCCGGGCACCGCAGGCTCCATACGCACAGAGACTCGTGAACAGAAGCACTCCTAAAGTAGAGGGCGAGTAATGACACAGGTCCAGCTTAAAGAGACCGTGGCAACATACGAGATCGTTGCCGAAGGACATGCGACGGGGAGCACGGAAGTGTGCGCGGCAGTATCCATGCTGATGACCGCATTAGCTAACTGGAACCTGATATACGGATCCGGCGACCTGCTCCCCAGCACGCTGGAGCCAGGCTACGCAAAGGTGAGGCTGAGAAAGGCTGACGCCGGCGCGAAGGCCATATGGCAGCTGGCAAACGTGGCGTTTCATGCACTTGCCGAAAGCGACAAAAACTTTCTAAAAAAAGTGCAAAAGCTTGGGCAAGATTGCTGAAAGCGCCTGTTACCATATAATTGGTTTCTTCCATTGACGAGGCCGGACCAGCTACCCGGCCTCCATATGAGAAGACCCGGCACACGGAGCCGTCAAGTCCGCGTCACGGCACACGGAGTCGTTAAGTCCGCGAGGAGGAAAACATGGAATTATACGCGCTTAATCTGCATTTGTTCGAAGGCGAAGGAGCAGCTGCCGCAGCCGGAGAAGCAGGCGCACAGGGTGAGGCCCCTCAGGCCAACGTTCCCGGAGTCACCCGCCGGGGAAAATCGGGCGCATTATCGAACGTCCTGTACGGCTCTGAAGCTGACAGGATCGCTCCTGCCGCCGAGGAGCAGAAACCGGAAGTGAAGACCACTTCCAACACTCTGGAAGAGAAACGGAAAACGTTCCGCGACATGATCTCCGGCGAGTACAAGGACCAATACACGGAAGAGATTCAGCGTGTTATTGACCGGCGCTTTGCCGAATCGAAGAACCTGCAGAAACAGGTGGACGATGCAAAACCTATCCTGGATAAGCTGGCCGCCAGGTATAACGTCCTGGACGGCGACATGTCTAAGCTGGCGAAGGCCATCGATGACGACCATACCTATTGGTCAGCGGCGGCTGAAGAGGCCGGCATGGACGAGACAAGCTTCCGTGAGATGCAGGAGCTTAAGCGGCAGAATGCGGAGCTGCTCAGAATGCAGCAGGACCGCCAAGCGAGTGCGTGGGCGGACATCAAGGCGAGACAGTGGTTCGAAGAGGGACAGGCTTTGAAGAGCCAGTACCCGCAGTTTGACTTAACTGCTGAGATGCAGAATCCTAAGTTTATCGATCTGCTGCAGCACAACATGCCTGTTGCCGATGCCTTCAAGATCATCCATTTTGACGAGCTAATGGCAGACAACGCCTTGTCCACGCAGAAAGCCGTGACCGAGAACATCCGCGCAAAGGGCGCACGCCCTGCCGAGAACGGAGCCGCCTCCCAGAGTCCATTCACCGTGAAACGATCCGCGAGCCAGCTGAACAGAGCTGACCGGACGGAGATCGCTGCACGGGTCCGACGCGGGGAACAAATCAGCTTTTAAGCGACGATGATCCCCGCAAATAATCTGTGGAGGATCACAATGAAAGAATTATTTAAACTGAACCTGCATCTCTTTGCTGCGAACACCAACGTCACCACTGACACCGGCCTCAGCAATGAGATGAAAACCTTTTACTCTGACTATCTGATCGACCTGGCGGAACCGCTGCTTGTGCATGATCAGTTTGGCCAGAAGCAGCCGATCCCGAAGAACGGCGGCAAGACCATCGAATTCCGCAAGTACAGCCCTCTGGCGAAGGCCCTGACTCCTCTTACTGAAGGCGTCACCCCGAACGGCCAGAAGCTGACCATGAGCGTCATCACGGCGACCGTGGCCCAGTATGGCGGCTATGTAACCCTGTCTGACGTCCTCCTGCTCACCGCCATCGACAACAACCTGCTGCAGGCGACCGAGCTACTGGCTTCCCAGGCCGGACGCACTCTGGACACCGTGACCCGCGAAGTCCTGCAGGGCGGCACCAACGTCATGTATGCGCAGGGCGGCGCCGCTCGTGCTTCCCTGGCGTACACCGACGCTGACACCAACAACAACGTGACCTTTGACGACATCCGCAAGGCTGTCCGTGCCCTGAAGATCCAGAACGCTCCGAAGATCAACGGCAGCTATGTTGCTATCGTCCATCCGGACGTCGCCTACGACATCATGTCTGATCCGAAGTGGGTCAACGTCAAGACCTATTCTGATCCCGACGGCATGTACGAAGGCGAGATCGGCAAGATCGAAGGCGTGCGTTTCGTCGAGACCACCGAAGCGAAGGTCTACAAAGATGCCGGCGCTTCCAGCCGTGACGTCTACGGTACGCTGGTCCTGGGCGCTAATGCCTACGGTGTGACCGAAGTAACCGGCGGCGGCTTGCAGCACATCGTGAAGCAGCTCGGTTCCGCTGGCTCGGAAGACCCGCTGAACCAGAGAGCGACTGCCGGCTGGAAGGCCATCAAGGTCGCGGAACGTCTTGTCGAGCAGTACATGATTCGTATTGAATCCACGTCCAGCTTCGACGACGCTCCTGCCAACTAAACTATTTAAGACCCCTGCCTGAGCAATCAGGCGGGGGCACCCTAAAAGGAGAGCTAATGGCTACTACCAAGAAAAAAGAAGACGCGGTCCTGGAAGAGAACCTGGAAGAGAAGGATCCGCGTGACATGACGCCCGAAGAGGCGAAGAAATACTGGTCTGAGAAGGTGCCATTCCGTGCCTTCAAGGACAGCGGAAAGTACAAGGACGACATCGTCGTCGGCCTGAACGGAAAGCTTACTGTAATCCAGCGCGGCAAGGACGTTATGATTCCGAGAAACGTGCGCGAGATCATCTACCAGAGCATGGCCCAGGACGAAGCGACGGCGGACATGATCGACCGCTATGAGCAGGATTTTCTGAACGAAAGCAAGAAATACGAATAATTACCGCGAGGCGAACAGCCAGTAAATCTACGACACGGCGTAGGACTCTTGATGAAGGAGCCCTGCGCCTTTTCGCTTAAAAGGAGGAAAAAATGAGCAACAAAATGCATGACATCTTAAGGACCCTGCAGTGGCTTATCCCTGCGCTTGTGACCCTGTACGGCGTGTTCGACAAGGTCTTCGGCTGGGGCATCATGGGCAACGTGGAGACGATTGCTTCTGCCGTCGTTGCCTTCATCGGCGTCGTTGCCGAGCATTCGAGCAAGGTGTTCTTCGATACGAGGGACATCGTGGACAAGGTCGTACCGGATACGGAGGAAAAATAAATGATCAGGATCGCACAGGCGTCATCGTCAGAACTTTACAGGGCATGGGGCACGCCTCCTAACCAGAGACGCACTGGCGTGACCAAGGATAAGCCAGGCGGGAACATGGACGGCGAGCTGAACGTCATGGCCTTTTACGGCGGCTGGGAGAAGGTCTTCCGCCCTGTAGAGAGTGGGAAGGGCGACAAGATCGCGTACCTTGCCGAGCGTACCGTCATGAACGGAGGCTATATCGGCTATGGACAGAACAATGGTCAGTATCCGAGGACGGGACTGTTCGACGCGCTGCTGAAACAGGGAAGCAATCCTGACCCTATGATCATCCACCAGCTGATCAACGTGGACTGCTCATCGATGGTAGGAGCCTGCGTGTACTTTGCCGGCATAAAGTCCGGCGCCCTGAGAGATATGTGGACCGGCACGGAGAGAGACGTGCTGATGAAGACCGGACAGTTTGTGGAGCTGACGGACAAGACCCTCCTGCAGAGCGGCGTGGGAATCAAGCGCGGCGACATCCTGTGGAAGACCGGACACACGGCTGTGGCCCTGGACTCCGACAGCGAGCAGGAAACGACGCCTGCGGTCATCTGGGATTGCGCGGCGTGCAACCTTCGGTCCGGCTCCGGTGTGAACTACAAGGTCCTGAAGACCCTGCATCCCGGCGACATCGTGCAGAAGGTCAGCCGTGCGGATAACGGCTGGTGGCAGGTGAAGAGCGGAGCGGTCTACGGATACGTATCCCCGAAATACGTCAAGGACCTGAAGACCATGACGGCGACCGGGAACGTGTGGCTGAGAGACGGCGCAGGAACGAAGGCCACAGAGATCATCGTGATCCCGAAAGGCGCGGCAGTATACGTGACCGGCGTCACGATCAAGAATGGCCTGACCACGTGGTACCAGGCGTTCTATGCCGGCAAGGAAGGATGGGCGTCCGGAAAGTATTTGAGGTGAGAGAATGAATCTCTTTGATGTATTAGACAAGGCAAACAAGATGCGGCCTAACGCGGCGCATGACGATATCAAGGTCAAGCTCCTGTTCAAGCAGCTGGAGGGCGACGTGGCTGACATGTTCGGCTTTACTCCTCCGGAATATGAGTACGAGGCGGGGACCTCTGAAGACATCGAGCTGCTTATGCCGCATCCGTATGACGATATCTATCTCTGGTTCCTGTGTGCTCAGATCGACATCATGAACGAGGAGACTCAGCTGTACGAGAACGACATCGAGCTGTTCAATGCGGCATGGGCAAGGGCGCAGGCGTGGTACCGGAGAAATAACCGCAAGCTGCGGAAGAAGAACTGGAAGGTGATGTGATGAGACTGCCGAAGCTGCCGAATCAGATCCGGCATTACAAGAGAGACGTGCTGCAGTTTGGCGGGCTGAACGTGACGCCGGATATCCGCGACGGCGAGTTTACGCGCACTCAGGGGATTACTACGGCGAACTACCCGTATATCACACAGGTGCCGGAGTTTGAAACCTTGAACTACTACAACGGCAATGGGTTTTCTACGTATGTTGACCCGGTGGACATGTATGAGTGGAACGGGAACCTATATGTAATCCAGGCTGACGGCGGAGTGTATATCGGCGGCACGCATCTTGGCAATATAGAGGCAAGCGCAAGCGGGAGATCGATGGCTGTTATCAACACGAGGCTGGTCATCTTCCCGGACAAGTATTATATCGACCTGACTGATAATTCCATTCATTCCCTGATCAAAAAGAGCTGGAACGGAACCGCGTCGATTTCTGAGGGAACGGATGACGCCACACTGACAGGCACCGGTGTGGGGGCTGATTTTGCCGTGAACGATGTGGTCGACATTGTCATAAATAACGGCGTCGATGACGAGATTATCGCGAGGGTGCTGACGGTCACGGAAGTGGGAACGGATTACATCAAGGTCACATTGACGGACGAATTGAAGACCCTGATTATTGCGTTCCTTTCTCGTCTTACAACAGACGATTTTATCGTCAGGTCATCGGTTCCTGACCTTTCTGTCATATGCGCTTCCGGGAACAGGATATGGGGATGCTGCGAACGGAACAATACCATCTACGCCAGCGCCTTGGGAGACCCGACGGATTTCTTTACCTACGGAAACGACACTGGCGCATACACGGTGGCAGTGGGGTCGGACGGGTATTTCACAGCAATCTGTGAATACAATAACAGCGTTCTTTGCTGGAAGCAGGATATCCTTCACAAAATCCTTGGCAATTATCCTTCGGAATATTACATGACTACGTCCTCGTTGGATGGAGTGCTGGGCGGAAGCCCTAACAGTCTTGTCGAGATCAACGGCCTGCTTTATTACCTGGGGCCTCGTGGCGTGTATGTGTACGGTGGGAACAGGCCGAGGCTGATCTCAGAAAAACTTGGGAAGAACACGCCGGCCTTCGGAGACGCGAATGGGCACTATATGGACGGCGCGTGTGGCTCCGATGGGAGATTCCTGTATTTCTCGTGCTTTGTTGGCAACGCAGGGACGTACAGCAAAGAAAGACTTGACCTGTGGCCGGGCGGAACGCACCTATTTGTTTACGATTTAGACAGAGGGCTGTGGGTGTGTGAACAAGACAGGTTCTGGGCGAGTCGCATTATTGGCTCCACGATGCTGAAGTGGGACGATGTTTATGAAGAGGGAACAAACAAGATCGTCCAACGCAAATCAGAGATCAGCGATGACCAGCCTTGGTCTGTTGAATTCGCAGAGGTTGTGGAAGACACGTTCAGCCGAAAAGGATATACAAGGCTTAATGTCCGCCTGGACATGCAACCGGGCAGCGACGCTGTGATCTACGCAAAGGAGGACCGTCGCAAATATCGGGAGATATGGTCCGGGTCAAGGCCGAAGAAAAACTACTACATGCCCGTTGCACATGTTAACTTCGCCAACCCGGAAACCGTAATGTGTACGAACTACACGACGCCTCTTTCTGATGAAAAGGCCTTCGTGTACTTAGACGGCACAACGGTGGAAGGAACGTGGGCCTATGATGACGGGGCGGACGGCCCTACGTTTGAGGGGGAATTCCCTTCTGAGGGTCTGAAGCTGAGACTGGTCTTTAGCTACCAGACCTTGGAAGGAACAGTCACTGCCTATGACTTGACTACCGGAGAGCAGGTGGAAACGGACGAATGGCACTACGTGGCATTCTGGAAAAGCAAAGCTGACTATAACCCCGTGACGGCCCTGGTGCCCATCCGCCTTGGACGGTGCGACAGGTACCAGATCAAGATCGAAGGGACCGGCGAGGTGACCATACGCGGTATCGAACGTGAGTATGTGACGGGGAGTGAGAAATGAATCGGTTTAATCCTACGACTTATATCGACAAAGATCCGCCGCTTGATCAGAGCCCTCAGAGCATGATCGACTACATGGCCTACCTGAAAGAGCAGTTCAACTTCATCATGAACGGCGTAAACAAACGGATGGGCCCTGGGGACGTAGTGGGCAATGACTCGGTCATCGAGGCAATCAACAACAGTCCGGAAACGGTGAAGATAAACGCGAACAGAGTGAATGTAACAGCCCCCGATCCTGAGGGATATCTTGCACCGCAGGCGAAAACGACGGTGGACACAAACACCTGGACGGACGGAAGAGTCGTCAATGTTCCGTTTGTCACAACGACGGACATTGGAGCTGCGTCTACGGGTACGAACGACGTGACTACGGCCTGGCTCAAATATGTCTGTGCTCACTACAAAAACAAAACGCGATGCATCTTCACCGGGTGCGTGCAGGCGTCTTCATACAAGATGCTGCAGGTGCTGATTTACGAAACCAACGTAGTCAATTCTTCAGGCGTTCCACAGTATTCTATGGGCTTTTTCGTACACTATGGCGGGGACACGATGATCGTCGGCACGAACAACTACAGCGTGTATTCCCAACAGGTGAATACTTACACGTTCGGCGCATACGTTACGTCTCAGGGCACGTCAAGCGTTGGCGTGCATTATAGGGTGTGGAGCAACGGCTGGAAAGAGTGCTGGTACAAGCGAACCGCGAATGTGGCGTGTACCTCAGCGTGGGGGAACCTATACACAAGCGGCGGCTGGTCGCGGGTGGCGTTCCCAGTCGCGTTTACCAGTCCTCCGCACGAGATAGTCACGGCATCCGGGAACAATAGTACGTCTGTCGGATCGGCATGGGTAATTCCTTACGGCAACTCAAGCGGCCCGACTACCACACAGACGGGTCAGTATCAAGTGGTGAGACCGACATCGACAACAACGAATTTCACAATTGAATACTATGCCTGTGGCTATTAAGGAGACGAACATGATCAGCAACGAATTAGCGGCGAGGTTCCACCTACCGCCTATTGAGGAGTATCCCTTCCCTGAGGCGGACTATTATCAGACTTTCCTCATCCAGTCCGACTATGTGGCCAACAAGATTGCGGAGGCGACATACCTGGGTGAGACACTGGATGAGGACTATACCGAGGTCTTACAGGCCCGGAAATATGCAAGAGCAATGATCAACACGATAAAGGAGGAAAGCAATGAATGACTGGGCACCGATCATCGTCGCGATCATTGCAGCGGTCGGATCCGTCTTAGGCGTGGTCCTGACGAACAGCAAATCGAATCGTGACTTTGACGCGAAGATTGACAAAACGCAAGCAGTCTTTGAAGCCCACGTCACCGAGCAGATAAACGGAGTCAAGAGTGACGTGGCAAGACTGGAAAGAAAACAAGATGCACATAATGCCGTGATCGAACGGACCTATGCGCTTGAGAAAACGCTTGAGCTGCAGGGAGCAGAAATCAAGCGGCATTCAGAGAGGATCAAGATTCTGGAAGGAGGGAAATGAAGTGGCATTACTTGGAAATAACCGGGTAGTCCTGAAGGACGGGGCGAGCGGCGGCAAAAAAAAGGAGGAGCTCATAAAGGAGGAACCTAAAAAGGGCGGAAGGTCTGCGGACGTCATTGCGCCGGTTAGACCGGTTTATGAGACATACGGTGCTGCTCCTGTATATAACTCTCCGACCGCAGGCAGACAGTACAGCTATAGCGCGGCGGCGCCGACGTGGCAGTGGAATGATTCCGGAAGGCCGGGTGACTGGACCTTTGATCAGGAGCGCCCGACCTATACGGACCAGTATCAGGACCAGATCAATTCTATGGTGGACGCGATCCTGAACAGGGAGAAGTTTTCTTACGACTACAATCAGGACCCGCTCTATCAGCAGTACGCGGAGGCCTACACGAGGAATGGCCGGCAGGCGATGAACGACACGCTGGCGCAGATGGCTGCCCGGACCGGCGGCCTTGCGTCGAGCTACGCGAACACTGCTTCTCAGCAGACCTACAACAACTACATGCAGACGCTGAACGACAAGATCCCTGAGCTCAGACAGATCGCCTACAACATGTACATGGACGAAGGAAACACCATGCGGAACAACCTGGGCATGATCCAGGGTCTGGAATCTACCGATTACGGCAGATATCAGGATGCGCTTGGTCAGTGGAACACCGACCGGAATTTCAGTTACGGCCAGTATCAGGACGACTGGGACCGCTACTACAACGACAGAGATTTCTCCTACGGCCAGTACAGAGACAACTACGACGACTGGTACAACGAGCGGAACTGGGACTACGGCCTGTGGCAGGATAACCTGTCCAGACAGGAAGCAGCTGCGAAGGCGGCGTACCAGAATCGTCTGGCGGCGTGGAACGCAAACAAGGTGGGTGTGGATGCCCGGAATGCGGCGAGGGACGCAGAGTATCAGAAAGCCCTTGACGCCTACAACAAGGCCGTTGGGGCGAACAGCGCCGGCAACAAAACCGGCAGTGCAGCCTATCAGGCCCTGAGAGGCACAACGCCGAGCACGTATAAGCCGCAGGTCTCGACTCCATATTCCCTTCCGGCAGGTACCTCTTCTCCGGCCACCACAACGGTGAAGGATACCGGCGTCGGCAGCGTCATAACGTTCAACGGAAGGAATTGGGACGTTTCGAATCCCAGCACGCTGCGGGAGCTGATCCAGATGGTCAATACTATGCCGCTGAGTGAAAGCGCAAAGAAGAACGTAATGGACGATATCAACAAATACCTGAAGTAGGAGGCAACATGAGCAAACTTTCTATGGTTAACGGGCGGATCGTTATCGACGGCGATGACGCCTCTAAAACCAATGCCGCAGCAAAAGAGAACGCTCATCCGTTTAGTGCGCTGCGTGAGATCTCGGAAGCACGGTCGTCCAAACCGCAGCTTTCAATGGTCAACGGGAAAATTGTCATGAACGGAGACAGGCAAGCCGCTCAGCCGACTGTTCCCCAGCGGAGATCGTCCAACAACGTGATGGATATGGCAATCGATTCCCTTCGGAATCGTGTGGCCAATTCCACCGTCGGCAGGGGCGTGGGCGAATGGGCGAGCAGAGTTTCCAACCGTGTGCAGGATATCTGGAACGAGGATCCTGCTGAACGTGCCAGAAGACAGCAGCGCCGCGTGGATATGGCCAATCTTATTGATCAGCTGCCGGACGATGCAGGCACCACGAAGGAAACGCCTGAACAGGCAAGACAGAAACAGCGGGAAATCAATTATGCCCAGCTCATGGACCAGGCGTCGAGCCAGTATGAGGGCCCGACGAGAACCGAGACCGTAAAGACGAACGCATACGATATCAGCAATCTTGATGCCTTCTCCAATGAATGGAATCCCGGCGAGGCGAAAGAGTACGAATACCAGCGGACCGTGAGAAACGAACGGTACAATCCGCTTTCCCGTGAAGACCGTGACGCGCTTATCAAGAGATACGTTGATGTTGCGAACGGCGCTACGGTAGACGAAGGCGCCTATGAGCAGCTCATGTATGATGTGACCAAGAACGGCGGGATCGAGCAGCTGCTCAAAGAACAGCAGGCCGATGAGGCAAGCGACCGGGAATATGGCCGGCAGATGAGAGGCGTGAACCTTGACAGCATGACTCTTCTGGAACGGCTCGGAGGAACGCTGGGCGGAATCGGAGCTGGAGCAGGAAAACAGATTGCGGCTTCCGGGCTCGGCCTTGTTGCGTCTGATCTGAACCGGACCGTAGAGCGTGCCGCAAGCGAGGACTCTGTCACATCTTATCAGGCCGCCTTCGAGCAGACGGCCAGGTTATGGTACAACGAGCTCGTAAATGGACTCGACACAGAAGAGCGAGAAGAACAGGTGAGACGCCTTGCCGCTTACGTGGGCGGCGATGCTTATGCTGATGCTGTTGTGAACCGCGTGAGAGAAAGAGCGTCCAGCGGCGACCACACGCTGACCTATGGTCTTCTGGATGGCCTGAACCCTACGGAGGGCGCTCTGTGGGAAAATTCCCAGAAGGTCATTTCTGACACTGGGATCTATGATGCCATCAACAGATTGCAGGAGGGCGCAGAAAACGATATCCAGCGTGCTAAAGACGTGAACCTTATCCAGGGCAGCTTTGGTGACGCTCTTGTAGAAGGCGCTGTAAGCGCAGTCCAGAACGCTGCGGACGCGGCTATCACTGCGACGCTTGGGCTTTCCGGCACCGGCATTGTCGCCATGATCCCGTTTGCCTTAAGGGCGTATGGCGGAACCTATGCGGAACAGATGAACCAGGCGACGCAGCTTGGCGGCATGATCGGCAGAGACGTGGCAAAGAAGGCGGCGCAGTCTGCGGGAATATCCTCGGCTATTGAAGTAGGCACAGAGATGATGTGGGGCATTGTCGGTTCCATGAGCAAGGTGACCGGCGGCGGAGCGCTTGATGATGCAGCACAGCAGAAACTCGCGGACGTTATCTCTGGATGGGCAAAGACAGAGAATGGCCGGAAGATCCTCACGGCTATTGGCGAGAAAGCTCTTGGCGGTGTAACAGAAGGCCTTGAAGAAGTTATCGGGGACGCTGCGGAGCAGATCCTGAAGAACGCCGGCATCATGCCTGGCGAGGGAATGGAATTCTCTGAATGGGTGAAAGAGGCCGGACACAGCTTTGTTACCGGCGCAATAGGCGGCCTCCTCGGTGAAGTATCGAATGTTGTGGCCACTCCTCTGCAGCAGGCTCAGATCGGCAAGCAGCTGAAAAACGGCGGCATTACTCTTTCCGACGGCACGAAGCTGACCGTAGATGACATGGTCAACCTGGCGAACACTCCCGGTATGGAAGGCACCACGTTAGAGCAGACCTACAGCAGCATGTTCAAGGGTATGCCGAGATCCACGGAATTCACTGACCGCGAGCTGGGCAAGCTGTACGAGGCCTATGAGGAAACGATGGGCCGGAGCGAGGAAGGCGCCGAGCGTGTGCAGGAGATCCTTGGCAAGGTAGAGAACGGCGAGGAGCTGAAGAGATCTGACGTCAACAGAATCACGAACAATCCTGACGCGGTCCGTTACCTGCAGAGCGCTTCCGGAACCGAGCTGAACCTTGACGGAAACATCACTGAGCGGAAGGCTGCGGTGGAAGAGGCCCTGAGAGCGTTTGCAAGCCAAAATGAGACGCTTCGCAACGCTATGGCGGAGAATTTGTCACCGAACGCGGAAAACGCGAATACGGGCGATTTAGCAAGCCGTATCGAGAACCTGCCCATGATCAATCGTCAGGCGATGCCTGCAGAGATAGCACGTTCTTACTTTGACGCGAGCGTCGGTCAGACGGTAAACGACGCAGCTGAGCGCATGGGTATCGGAGAAGAAGGCCGGAAGATCATGTCGGGCCTTTATTCAGGGAACCGCGAAAACGCCATTGACTACGTCGGTGAGATGACGAAGCCCTATAACCTTGGCAGAGAAAATAAAGACCTTAATCTTGAAGACATTCCTGCCAATGGAACCGTGAGCGCAGAAGAATATCAGGCGGCCTGGAGAGCCGGCAGATTAGATTACTTAGCCGAGACGGCAAGGAAGGAGATCAACAATGACAGAGCAGGACAAGAGGTACTCGTACGTGAAGGCACCGAACGGGTGGACGGTCAGAATCCCGTCGGATCATCTGCCGCAGTGGGAGAAATCGCAGGAAGCCCTCAAGTCGGGACAACTGGACTCCAGCAAAGAAGCGCAGGCACTGAACGAGTTTATAGCGGGACTCAAGTAGGAACAAGGATCACGGAGAACCAACTGAATGCCAGAGATATGGCGGCGGCTGGTTACAATGTCGTGACCGACAACAACGATGCTGAAGCGAATGCGGTCAAGAACGAAGTGACGTTGAAGGCGAAGAAGTATGGCATTAACGTGAGAGACGTCGTGCTCTTCCGTGGGGCAATGGCGAATGTTAACGGTTCCGCAGAACGAGGCTTCTTTATCTACCATCCGGACGGGACAATCACCATCGCTGCCCAGCTGGATAATGCTGATGCGACCGGGAGACAAATTATCACTCATGAGTTTACTCATGCGCTGATCAAGAATCTGTCCGTTAAGCTTGGCCGGGATGCTCTTGGCAATCTTTCTGAGAGCGGAGAGTCGAGCTTTGGCACGATCCGTGACTATATGGCGCAGGAGCTTGGTGGGCAGGACAAACTTGTCGAAGCGGTAAACGGATACGCAGCGGTCTATAAGGCTGCCGGCATTATTGCTGCAGATGCCAACGGGAACGTCAGCAAGGCTGATATGCAGATGGTCTTTGAGGAGATGATCTGCGACTTTGTTGCAGGCATGAATGCTTTCTCCGAAGTGGGCCATATTTCTCAGGCGGTGCGTAGCGCGCCGGTTATGACTGCGGCAAAGAAGGCCGTTGAGAAGCTGGCAAATGAAACGAGAGGGAGCCCTGCTCCTGGAGCCTATTTGCCTCGTACACCTTCTGAACAAGAAAGTAGATATACTGGCAACAGCGAGATGTATGCCATTGATCCTAATGGCCGCAAATACTCGCTTGGGTCATTGAGAAACGATATCATTGACAATAAGTTCCAGAACGACCTCGTCAATAAGTTAGGCTGGACTCAGAACCAGGTCAAGATGCTTGTCGCCTCTTTGAATGACCTTATGGATTTCATCAAGCCAAACAGGGATATCCTTGACCTGAATGAGGAGTACACAAGAGAGACAAGACCGTACAGCCCGTACAAACCAAACAGTGACCCGCTGTATAAGATCTCTCTGGACTATTCCACGCTGTGCCGGAAACGTCTGATGACGCAGTACATCATCGAGAAACTGCAGCTGCGTGAACACAGACCTATGTCCGGAGAAGAGCAGATTGCTATACGCGATATGCTCAAAGAGTACAGGCAGATCGAGAACGGCCTGCAGGTGGCGTGTGCCATGTGCTACGTCGAAGCAGCCCGTCTGAAATCTCCTGACCAGATGAACCGGTACTTTGATGACCCTGAGCCTGTCCTGAAAAACTACTTTGCGCAGAAGAACAAGGCCTACAAGCGCAAGGTAGAGAACCTGCAGAAGAAGTGGAAGACGGAGCGTGGCTATGAAGCCACTGCTACGAAGAAAGAAATGACGCCGGCTGACGTCGTCGCCTTCAACGAGTATTCCAGCAAGGTCCGCCACGACTATAATCCTGAAACGGATCAGGCGGACGCCAAGCGCCGGAAGGAAGAGCTCGCGGCCATAGAAAGAGCGAAGAATCTTTCTCCGGATAACTATCTGTCTGCGGAAAACCTGGCGAACCTGAAGGAACAGGATCCGCTTGTTTACGACGCCTACACGTCAAATATCCGTGCAGCCACCAGAAGCAAAGGCCTTGAGACCGACGTCCCGTATTACTATGGCGACAGCCGAAGGAAAGGCGGACCTTCTGATAAATTCATCAAGAACGTGAATGCCGAGAACGGAATGCGCTTCTCTTCCTGGAGCGACTTCCAGTTCACTCATCTGCTGGACCAGATGATGGCGGTCATCGATCTGTCTGTCCGGAAGGCAGCCATGCATGGCTACACGAAATTCCCGGAGCAGGTCCGAATCTTTGGGAAGACCGGCGCCATGTTCAACATGTCCGGCGTCCCGGATGCCACCGGCCTGAATTCGGATGGTTCTCTACGCTTCAGCCCTACGGAATCTATTGATATCGAAGAGGCGAGACGTCTGCGCGATCAGTTCCCTGAGACCGCCGGCGTGCAGTGCATCGGCATAAGTGACGAGCACGTGAAGGCGCTGCTGCGTTCTGACTTCATCGACTATGTCATTCCGTACCATGTAAGTGGCCTGAACGCGGTTCTCCGGCAGATGGTGAAGATCGCATCCTGGCAGGACTATACAGGGAGCCAGGAGGAATCTGTCATCGACAGCAAGGCGAAGTGGGAAGACTCCGACAGAAAGTGCCCGAAAGACAAGTGGCATAAAGGCCCGGTGTTCTCCGAGTTCTTTGACCCCGCCTGGTACACTGATCCGGCCTACAAGGGCAGGGGCGTGGAGGCGATGCGTGAAGCTGCGAAGAGATACGTGCAGATGTGCGCTGATCGCGGAATGCGCCCTAAATTCACGCAGTTCCTTGGCGAGGAAAACTACTGGAAGCTCCTCATCGACCGGAAGATGGTAAACCAGAAGACCGGAGATCTTATCCAGCAAAAGCCTGTCACTCCCGACTTTGACTTTGACGTGATCAAGAAAGAGATTGCTGACTACGTCGAGAAGACGAGAGCTGAGCAGGGTATCGAGGACCGTGCTTTCGATTATGTTGCAGAACATTGGGACGAGATGCCTGGACGTATTGCGGCCTTAAAGCAGGAGGGGGCTGTCGAGAAGAACATTGCCAAAGCTGAAGAACGGAAACGCAGGGTGATGGAACACCAGGCGAATGTGCTTGGGAACGAGATGTATGCAGCTGCTCCGAAGAACGTGGCTGCATATAAGTACAGCCGTGATCTTGACTCCGCCGGCAACAAGCTTACGGCGCAGCAGGCCGAGTATTTTGCAAACAGCACTGTTCGAGACTCGAAAGGCAGGCTGAAGGTTGTTTATCACGGAACGACGGCTCAGTTTAACACGTTCAAGCGTGGCGACATTGGGTTCCATTTCGGGAACAAATCCACGGCAAGGACTCGCGTTGGCCGAGGAAAGAACACGAGACTGATCGAGGCGTACCTGAACATCACGAACCCTATCGTGTTCGATGAGGACCTTGGTTCCTGGGACGCTGATTATCGTCTGACTCAGGAGCTCTTCAACAAGGGAATCGTCACAAAAGAAGAAGGACTGAGCGTTCTCCGTACTGATTCCGGATACAAACGCAGCAGCGGAGATGCGAACAACAAGCTGAGATCACTCCTGGAAAGCAAGGGCTACGACGGAATTACTTATCCGAATTCATTCGAGAGCAGTGGTTCAACGAGCTACATCGCATTTGAACCGAATCAGGCGAAGCTTACGACGGATGAGAATCCGACTGATAATGCGGATGTCCGTTTCTCCCGCGACCTTTCCTCCACCAACAACTTTGACAGTCTGTATACGACACTTGAGGACGGGCGTATCAAACCGAATAATGTTGAGGACCTTTCCACTGAAGACTGGAAACTGATCTACAAAGCCGTGAACAAACTCGGTTACGGTCTGGAATCTGCGAAGCAGGCAAAGGAAGTCTATAGCAGATACGTCGGGCAGGGCGGCTTCAACAAGGAGCAGTCCGAGGCAATTAAGAAGGCGTATGGCGTAGTTGAAGACGGTGGTGCAGCTGCCAATCCGAAGCGTGAAGCGCTTGCCCGGAAGACATTCGGAACGACCGGTGATTTCCGCGAGGCGGGATACCTGATGCGGAACGGTTCTATGCTTGATTTCTCCGGCAAGAAGGACGGGGGACCTGCCCACGTGCGCTATATGGATCACAGGGAAATTGGCAGCGTCTTTGGCGAGAATGAGATCCCTGAAGACAAGAGACGTTACAGAGATAACTCCGCATACATGAACGCTTTCATCAGTGAGGGCAACATCCGACTGATGGATGGTCAGGGTGTTACCATTGGAGAGATGGAACCTACGCCGCAGCAGTACAAGATCCTGAAGCAGTTTATCGAACGTGTGCTGAAAAACGAAGACTATTTCTACCTGGATCTGTCAAATAATGACGGGTACACTGTGGCAAGCCGTGATTATGAAGGCCGTGATGGAGCAGATAAGATCGTCCGCGAAATCAAGGCGTACTTTAAGAACGGTGAGCTGCCGTACAGGTCATCACTGCATGCTTTCTTTTCCCGTGATCTTTCCTCCGCCTATATGGCTGCTGCCGAATCCGGTGATACCGAGACGGCACAGCGCCTGGTGGACGAAGCTGCAAAAGAAGCTGGATACGACATGCATCTGTACCACGGCGCAAAGAAAGGCGGAGGCTTTACCAGGTTTAAGGATTGGTCGTACTTCACGGCGAATAAGCAGTATGCGGAACGATACCAGCAGCGTGACAATCCGGATTCCCTGTATGATGTATACGTGAAGTCTGACCGGATGTTTGATACCCGGAAGAAAAAAGACCGTGCGATTTTTGAAAAGTACAGAGAAGAATACGGCATGAGTGAGCTGCAGAATAGTGGCTTGCCTGACTGGACCGATGGCTATGATATTGTTGATTTTATCGAGGAGAACGGTCTGGATTATGACGGAATCGTTCTGGATGAAGGCGGTGATATGGTTGACGGAAAGCCTGTATCTCGTGGCGAATCGTATGTTATCCGGAAGTCTGATCAGGTAAAGTCTGCTTCAGCAGTTACGCGTGACGATCAAGGCAACATCATCCCCCTGGAGGAACGGTTCAATTCGAAAAACGATGACATCAGATTCTCCCGCGAGCTGAAGTCTGAGGCGACCAGAGAAGCCGGAGAGAAGCTTACTGAGAGACAATTCTATTCACTGTATTCCGCACACAAGCTTGACATGCGTAACCAGGGCGACGTTGAGGAGCAGATCCAGAAGATTCGCTCTGAAGGGTTTAAGGGCACTGGTGGCTTCACGGGGAACACGATGCCGACGAACCTGTCCTACAAGGTTGAAAACGGAGAACGCAAACCCGCTAATGTCAGTGTTGACCGGTATGCACCGCGAAAGGGTGATCGCATTATGTTTGTTCCCCGTAGTGGAATCAATTCTGCTACGGATAGCGTAAAGCTTGGATACAGACCGATGTTCGATTACGAGATTGTAACAGCTGATTACGACTACCAGCCGTACTATGAAATGTACAGCAAAGCGTATGACCAAGCGAAAGAGTCAAATGCTGAAATTCGCTATTCCCGTGACCTTGCTCCTGTTTTCTATTCCAAGTTGGAGCGAGAAATCGAGAAGTACAAGGGCGACAAGATTGGTGCCGCCTCCGCGATCTCTTACTTGAAAGGCAAAGGTGTAAAGGACGAGGACATTAAGTGGTCTGGCATCAACACCTTCCTGGAAGGGAAGAAGAGCGTCGATAAGGCAGAACTGCTGGAGTACATTAAGAGTAATCGCATCAAAGTAGAAGAAGTAACGCTGGACAATACGGAGTCAAAATATTACGTCGGGCCAAACGGCGAACGCGTAAATGCGTATAGCCATTTTGATCCGGTGCGTCATACGGAATACGAATCAAAGGATGATTTTAAGGCTGACGCTATCAGGCTTGCCGAGAACGATAAGTATTCCAAAGAGGACATCACCTTCACGTTTGATGATGAGCACGAATACTGGAGCGCTGAGGTTGATGGTGACCTCATCTTAGAGGCATATCCTCCGGATCCATACGATTTGATGGATTCTGATATGAGGGGAGAATTCAACACCATATGGGACAACTACACCTTAGATGGTGGAAGCAACTATAGGGAAATCTTGTTTACATTACCTGACAGTGATTATATAAACGCTGCTATGCGCACTCACTGGAGACGCCCTGGCGTGCTTGCTCATGCGCGAATCCAAGACTTTGAATCCAATGGCTTGCCGGTTTTGTTTGCCGATGAAATACAAAGTGACTGGCATAATGCAGGAGAGAAATCTGGATACGGCGAGAACGGGATGACAGCTGCCGAAAAGGAAGAGAAGAAAAACGAAGTATACGAGCGCTTCCTTGAAAACCCTGCTGCTGAATCGCTGCTTAAAAAGATTGTCCGCCAAGATGGCTGGAGGCCTGACCTGACTGATCTTAGCAACACGGAGGATAAAGCGCTTGCCGTGTGGACATTGGATCATAGAGGCGATAGCTTAATGGCGAGTCTTATGGCACTTGGCAAGGCAACACATGTTGAAGTGCTTGCCTATGATGAATTCAGACGAGATCTTGATATTCTCGGAAAACAATCGAAGAGTACTCCTGATGCCCCGTTTAGAAACGGAACCTATATTCAGTACGTCCTGAAGGACCTGCTTAGAAAGGCTGCTGAAGACGGATATGATTATCTTGCTTGGACATCTGGAAAGATGCAGGAGGAAAGATGGTCGTCTGAATATGCAGAGGGGTATCGTATCGAGTACGATCAGGACATCCCATCGTTCTTGAAAAAGTACGGCAAGCAGTGGGGCGCTACGCTGACAGATATCACCCTGGATCAGAACGGCGAGAAAGTGCCGGCAATTGCAATTACAGGAGATATGAAGGACAGCGTCCTCTACGAAGGCCAGCCGATGTTCTCCCGCGATCTTTCCAACACCGAGCTCTACGAAGCGAACCATCAGCTGCAGAAGGATCTGACCGAGCTCAGGAGCAAACTGAAGACCAGGACCGAACAGTACAAATACTGGAAGGGCCAGACGAAGGTGACCGAAGGCCGGCAGCTGCGGACGGATGACGTGACGAAACTTGCCCGTGAGATCATCAAGGGGCAGGAGAGCAGCGCGGACGCGAAGGCTGTGGCTGAGAAGATGAAGGCCTTGGGCGAGTACATCCTGAATACCACGGACGAGAACGTGTATGACGAGGCAAGGCAGAAAGCCTACGAGATTGCCCACGACATCCTGGCGAATGCGAAGACGCTGAACACTAAGGGCGGCGACGATTTCTACAGCGATTTCCGTACAGCTCTGAAGCAGACGCCGATCTACGTTACGCCTTCCGTGCGTGAGGAAGTCTCTCCTGACGGCTGGAGTGGCCTGCGGCAGATGGCGAAGGGAATCTTCACTCCCACGGCTGACAAGAGCAAGGGCAAGACGGTTGACGTGATCTACCACGACCTGCAGTCCACCTTTGGTGAATGGCTGCTGCCGGAGTACGTTACATCCGAGGCCGACCAGCTGAACAAGATCTTCGAGGTGGTAGAAACCTACCAGCCGGTGTATGAGAACATCAATTCCTACGACATGGCCGACGCCGTTGAGTGGACCGCGAACGAGATCCTTACCAGGATCATCGGAGAAGAGATCCGCGAGACGAATCCTACCTACGCTGACCGGATGGAGAAGAAGCTGTCCGACCAGAAGGTGAAGTCTCAGGAAGCTCTCCGCAGAGTCCGTGAGCAGCGTGACCGGAAGGTGCAGAACCTGAAGGAACACTACCAGCAGGTGGCCGAGGACAGACGGAACCGGAAGATCGACAGCGAGATGCGGACAAGGCTGCTGAACATTGCGAAGCGGCTGAACAACAAGAAGCTGGACCGCGTGCAGAGAGCTCTGCTCGACAAGTACATTGGTGATCTGGATCTTGTTTCCAAGAGCCTGACCGGGCGGACCATTCACGACCTTGAATACCTTAAGACCTTCTACGAGGCCTACAAGGAAAGAATGGGAGAGGATTTCATCCCGGATAAGTTTATCGAGAAGAAGATTGACCGTCTGAACAAGAAGCATATCTCTGATATGACTCAGGAAGAAGTAGCGGATCTGACGACCGTGCTGCTGAATCTTGAGACGCTTATCCGGACGGAGAACAAACTGATCGATAGCCAGATCAAGGCGGACATTTATGCAGCTGGATCTCAAACCATTGACGACGTCAATAACAGCAACGGGAAGGACACTTTTCTGAGCAAGGCTATTGGCGCGGAGACGGCGACCCCTGAGAGATATCTGCACAGAATTACCGGATACCGCGAGAACAGCCCTCTGTATCAGGCAGCGAAGGAACTGTCTGATGGTCAGAGAAAGATGCTTGACTACCAGATGAGAGCGGAATCTCTGTTCCTGAAGTGGACACGGGACAAGAAATTCACGCGGAGGATTGCCGGAAAACATGCCGAGGAGATTACAATCAGCGGCAGAGTGAACGGGGAAATGACCGACGTGAAGATCACTCCGGCCATGCGGATGGCGCTTTACCTGCATGAGCAGAATGACGATAACATGCGGCATATCTCCCAGGGCGGCGTCAAGATCCCTAACATGGAGCTATACAAAAAGGGCAAACTGCAGGAGGCCTACGACAAGGGCGTCCGCGTGGTCCTGACAAGAGGACAGGTACGGGAAATTGTTTCTCATATGTCTGCCGAAGAACGGGCTTTCGCAAATGCCGTGAGCGCCTACTACAACGGCATGTCCCGGAACGAGATCAACGATACGAGCGAAAAGCTGAGAGGCTATGCCATTGCCGGCGTCGAGAAGTACTATCCGATTGATTCTGACGGAGCATTCCTCCGGAAGGAGTTTGACCAGCTCAAGAGAGATGGCACTCTTGAAGGGATGGGAATCCTGAAGGAACGTATCGAGGGCGCCTCAAACGCAATCATGCTCTACGACATGAACGATACGCTGAACAGGAGCATCAGCCAGCATTCGAAGTACGTCGGCCTTGCTATCCCGGTCCGCAACTTCAACCGGCTTTACGGCGTGACGACGTTCAAGGACAAGACCACGAACTATAACCAGAACGCCTTTGACAGTACGTGGGAATATGACACGAGTGTTATAGAGACCATCCAGAAAAACTGGGGAAGTACGGCCACAAACTACATCTCCAAGATGATGACCGACCTGCAGAACGGAACGGGCCTTAAGGACGATTTCTGGGGCGGCCTGCTTGCGAAAGCGAGAAGCCATTATGCCGGAGCCGTCCTGACGACAAACCTCTCCGTGGCAATGAAGCAGGCGGCTTCGTATCCGACAGCTGCTGCAGTGGTAGGATACGGTCCTCTGATCAAGGCGTTTGCTGATCGCGGTAAGGTTGATCTGGACACGCTGGCCAAATACACTCCGCTCCTCTGGTACAGAAGCAAAGGTTTTGTCGATCCTGAACTGGGTGACATCGGAAAAGAGGGCATACATATCCCTAAGGCTCTTAACTGGATCCAGGGCATGGATGTGGCGACCACGACCAAACTGGTGAAGGCGGCCATGATCTACGTGAACGAGAACCAGCAGGGCCTTGTCCGGAACACAGATGCCTGGTGGAAAGTCGTTGCGGAAGTCTATAACCGGATCATCGAGGAGACTCAGCCAAACTACACGATGATGCAGCGGCCTCAGATCCTTCGGTCTGATAATGCGCTGACCAGAGCCCTGAACATGTTCAAGACTCAGCCGTTCCAGAACTTTAACATCCTGTATGACGCCTTCGGCAATCTGTCCGCAAAGAGCAGAGAGTACAAGGCGAACACCACGCAGGAGAACCTGCAGGCACTGAAGTCCGCAAGGGCCAATGTGGCCAGGGCGGTCAGCTCGCAGGTGGTCTCGGCCTTCGTCTTCGCCCTCATGCAGTTTGCCTGGGATGCCTTCCGGGGAAAGACAAAGAAGTACAAGGACGACGAGGAAGAGCTGACCTTTGCTTCCTGGCTGAAGGGCATGGGGATCAACGTGCTGTCATCCTTTGGCGGCATGATTCCTTTCGGGTCCTACGCACTGGAACTGGGTGAGGCGATGACCGACGCCGTCCTCAAGGGATTTAAGCTGGATCCGTTCTTTGACCAGACCTTCTATGGCCTGTCAGAGAATGCAGCGGAATCCATGAACGACATGGGCAATGCCTTAATCAGCATCGTCACCAAGACGACCAAAGCGCTGCAGGGAGAAGCGACAACGGAAACGACCATTAGAGGCCTCGTTGATGGTGTAGCTGACATCGCGCAGTTTTCCGGCGTGCCGGTGAGCAACGTGATCAAGCTGGCCCAGTCCATTGCCCGGAATGTCTTCCTGGCGACTGATGGTCAGTATCTTGGCGAATACAAAGCACTGCGTGTAACGACGGATCCGGCGAAGTATAAGAGCGATTATTACGCACTGCTCAAGAAGGCGTGGACGAAGGATCAGGCGGCGTATGAAGAGCTCCGCAAGATGATGATCGAGGCGCCCGGAGATCCTTTTGCCACATCATCCAAGACCGCCGAGCAGAACATTGACGCAAAGGTCAAGGACTGGATCAAGGAGAAAACCCAGCAATCTGAGGCAAAGCAGACCTTCTACGGAACCGTCTATGACGAGATGACTGCGAACAGCCTCTGGGACAAGGCTCCTGATGAGGCAAAAGACAAAGCTCTTGAGAAGCTTCTCAGCCTGGCCCTTGAGATGGGCGTGGAAGGGAGCGACAAGAATGGAGCGAAGTACAAGGCTGCGATTGAAGGAGGGACTTCTGTAGGCCTTGACGCTACGGAGTACATGCTGTACACGCTCGCCTTGTCTATGGCGAATCCGGATGGCGGCACTGCTAAGAACGCTGAGTATGAGGAGGCCATCAACATGGTCCCTGGCTTATCCACCGAGGAGAAGTCCTACCTGTGGTCCACCACACACGACAGCGACAAGAACAATCCTTGGAAGGTGACGCGAGGCGGCAGCATTCCCACGCAGTCTCTCAACCGGACGAGCAGAACACCGAACACTCAGGGCACCGGCGGCAATGTTTATAAGACCGGGGAAGGCCTTTACAACGGGTACGGCTTCAGCCAGACCGGGAAGCCTTCCGAGAAGCGGAAGCGACTGGAGTCTTCGGCAGGTGCAGATTTCTACAGAGCTGCGTGGAATATAAGCCAGGACAAACAGGGTACGCTTGACAGAATTGAGGAAATTGTCAATGATCGTGCATTAGATTTCACGAAGGACCTTAGTGGACAACCGAGAGCGTATGACAGGCTTATTGCTACGCTTGCCCAGTTGGCTACAGATGCAGAGTATATCGACAATGACCTCGAAAGAAGCGATTATTACTGGAGCATTGTCAATGAAATGGATGGCATGGACGAGAAACAGCGCGAGGAATTCAGCAAATATCTGAGATCGCTTGGGTTCTAACGACGCTCCGGATGAACATTCCCGGAGAGAGATTCAGCGGCTGATCAGTAAAATGTGAGGCTGTGGGGGAGGCGGGAGACCGTCTCCCTTTTTCTTAAGAAAAAGACTGCGCGTCAATTTTTTTGTAAAAAATATTTTAAAAAGTGCTTGACAAGTAGACGGCGAGTCTTTATTATGACAGTAGACAATATGCCTACCGCAAGAGAGGAGACAACAAGATGCCGGACAACAAATACATCGAGCGCATGATCGCTGATCGCGGATATACCAAAACTTACGTGGCCAAGAGGCTTGACGTCAGCCGTCAGGCTTTTTCCCGTAAGCTTCACGGGACTATCGGGTGGTCCGCTCAGGACATTTTGATAATCAAAGACTTATTCGGTTTAACGTCCGAGGAAGCCTTTGATATTTTTTTTGCTGATAGAGTAGACAGAACGCCAACAAAATAGTAGACAGACTGTGGAGGAGCCAATATGAAAAAAGACTGGAATGATCCGTTATACGTCATCAAAAGACTACTGGACTACTTCGACGGGAAGGACGACGTAGAGGATTGGCCGGAGACGAGACCGGAGATCGAGCAGCTGATCAGAGAACAGCAGGCACATGACGAGCATCTGCGCTGGACGATGGGAGACCTGTGATGGACAAAGTGATCAGAACGAGCCTTGGCTACATCGGGCGAACGATCCCCTGGCTGGCAGAACAGCTCGGCCTGAGCCGGAGCGGAATCTATAAGAAGCTGAAGAACCCGGATACGTTCATGGTTGGTGAGGCTCGCCGGATGAAAGAAATCTTCAAGTGGAAGACGTTGGAGGGATGACATGAAGGAAGTAATCGGAAGCTTGGTAGCAATCATCAGCGGACTGATCTGCATGGGCTGCGCGATCTGCGTGATGAACGGAAATAAAGGTGCTTCGGTGCTTGGACTGATATCACTTGCGGTACTGGTGATCGCAGTGATCGTAGATGAGAGGAGGAACAAAAAATCAACAGAGTGATCATGGTTGGGAGACTAACTAAGGACCCTGAGGTCCGCTACACGAAGGGCGATACGCCTAAAGCCGTCGGAAGATTCAGCATAGCTGTTGACCGCTGGCCGCATAGAGAAGGGCAGCCTGACGCGGATTTCTTTAACTGCACTGCCTTCGGGAAGCAGGGGGAATTCGTAGAGAGATACCTGAAGAAGGGAACGAAGGTAATCGTCGAAGGACGCCTTCAGAATGACAACTACACCAACAGAGACGGACAGAAGGTCACGGCGACCGGCATTGTCCTGGACAACATAGAGTTTTGCGAGAGCAAACGGAACGACCAGCCTACCGAGAAGGAAAAGGCTGAGTGGCAGAACATCGACAACCTGGATAGCGCAGAGCTTCCATTCAACTTCTGATTATCCTTTCGGAGAGAAACGGATTGTCAGCCGTACCTGCAGAGCGTATTCGACGCAGAAACTGAGTGTGGTCCCGCACAAGAAGGGCGGCAGGGAAAGGGCCGTGTGGAGGTCCGGCGCTGGGGTCATAGCCCAGAGCTCCCGGTTCGAATCCGGGCCACGGACTACCAATAAAAACCAAGGAGGAAACCAACTATGACACTTTATGAGCTGACCGACGAGTTTATGCGTTTGCAGCAGTGGCTCGAAGAAGAGGACGCGGACGAGGACCAGGCGTTAGCCGATACCCTGGAGATGATCTCACAGGACTTTGAAGAGAAGGCCGACGGCTATGGGATGGTGATCAAGAACCTGGAGGCGGACACCGCCGAAATCAAGGCACAGGAAGACATCCTGATGGAGGAGGTCAAACGCCTGAAGGCGAAGAGGACCGGTTATGAGAAGCAGACGGATCGCATGAAGGAAGCTCTTCGTAAGGCGCTTGAGCTGACTGGCAAGAAGAACCTGAAGACCGAGAAGTTTACCTTCGGTACGCGGAAGAGCAGCAACGTGGTCATCACTGCTGAGAACGTCTGGGATATTCCTGATGACTATCTCCGCTACAAAGACCCTGAGCCGGACAAGGCAGCGATCAAGGAATTCCTGAAGGATAACGAGTGCGAATGGGCACACATGGAGACGAAAGTGTCACTGAGCCTGAGGTGAGTATGAAACGAAACGTACGTATAGTGCTGGACGCGGAGAGGGTCAAAGCACTCGGACATGGCGGAAGCCTGGCATTGATAGCGGCTGACGCAGGGCTGGCGATGGACACTCTAAGATGGTCGCTTGACAGAGGATTCTGCCTCTGGCCTACGGCGGAGAAGCTTTCGAAGCATTACAAGGTGCCGATCACGAGCTTAGTGCCGGACAACGAATACCTGGATGTTTTCGCCGTCGAATTCAGCGAGATCACAGCATTTTTGATGGAGAAATTCCCGCGAGAGATATCACACATTTACATTTCCAAAGCTTGAACATGAAAGGAAGAAACCAATGGAACTGAACTTTAGATCTTTAAAGGCAGACGAGATTGATTGCCGAGTAGCTGCGGTGAATCTGCCTGAGAACGGAAAGCAAGGCGGCCTGAGATTGCTGCTCTACAAGGACGCCAGAGTCGATCAGAACATCCTTGACGAAACAGTTGGTCCGATGAACTGGCAGCGACATCACTCCCGCGATAACGCTAACTGCACCGTATCCATCTGGGATACCGAAAAGAAGCAGTGGATCGAGAAGGAAGACACCGGCACTGAGTCAAATACCGAAGCGGAGAAGGGCCTTGCCTCAGACAGTTTCAAACGAGCCTGCTTTAACTGGGGCATCGGGCGTGAACTGTACACGGCGCCGTTCATCTGGGTGCCGGCAGATAAATGCAACATCGACACGAGGCGAACCCCGAAGGGCGAGGTCGGCGTCTGCAAAGATAGATTCTACGTCACGATGATCGTGATCGAAGACGGACGGATCAAGAAGCTCGTGATCAATAACGCGAGCAAAGGCAATCAGGTTGTGTTCTCGATGGGCGTTTCTCCGGAAGGCCTTGGGCAGGTAAAGCCCATTGAGACAGAGAAGCCTATCCCGGTTCCGAAGCCGGTTAAACCTAAGCTGGATCCATTATGGGTGAACGAGCTGACCGCTCTTGCTGAGAGCGCCGGCGTCGACATGAAGACGATCCTTGAACAGGCAGGCGTTGAGAACCTGGACGAGCTGACCACGAACGGAGCAGCGGGACTGAAGAAGGCCCTGCAGCGCAAGATCATGCAGAGGAGAGGCAATGGAATTCAAGGGGAAACTGCTTAACATTCTGTATGACCGGAAGACCGATGAATACAGAATCGAGACGGCGGTGAAGGAGATCCCTTCCGGGATAGACGATCTGCAGGAACGGGATCTCCGGATCTCCCTCACGCGATGGGTAAACAAGCGGTCTTTATCGGCTAACGCATATTACTGGCTGCTTGTAACGAAGATGAGCAAGGCCCTGCACCAGTCAACAGCCTACGTCCACAACATGCTCCTGATGGACTATGGCACGGTCGAGACGATTGACGGACAGATTCCAATCTTATCAGTGAAGGAAGGGCTTGCAGCTGCACACGACATCCTGGAGTCCACACTATACCACCTGAGGCCCACGTCCTACGTTTACATGAAACACGACGGACAGACTTACAGAGACTACCAGCTGCTCAAAGGGTCCAGCCAGTACGACACTGAGGAAATGGCACAGCTGATTGACGGAGCGGTCGCAGAGGCCAAGCAGATGGGAATAGAGGTCCTGCCTCCTGAAGAGCTCGAAAGGATGATGAAGGATTATGAAGAGCATTATGCAAAAGGATGAACGGTGCTTCCTCTGCAAGAAGGCGATTGGGACAGAGACTCATCATGTTTTCTTCGGCACAGCCAACCGGAAGCTGAGTGATCAGGACGGACTGACTGTCAGGCTGTGCTGGGAATGCCATCATCTGAAAGCGCACAAGGCAAGCACGCCGGAGGCAGAGTATCTGCACAAGGCCGGACAGGAAGCATGGGAAGCATATTACGGACCGGCATTAAAGCTTGTTGGAAGAGACCCGCGAAAGGCGTTCATGGAAAGGTACGGTAAGAACTGGTTATGACGATCAAAGAAAGACGGGAACAGCTTGGGATGCAGCAGAAGGAACTGCTGGCACTGCTGAGGCAGGACGAGCCGAGGCTTGATCCTGGGACATTTTCGAGAATTGAAAATGGATTTGTGCTGCCGGTATCAGAGGAGCTCTTAGCATCCCTTGAGAAGCATTTGCAAACGCCGAGAAGCGATTTATTTAACGGACTTGAAGTATTTGCCATTGAATGCTCAGAATTCCCCAGAGAGGCAAATACGGACGTTGTAGCGCATGCACTGAAATACGGCAAGAAGAACGCGATCAAGAGAGAAGACCTGGCAGCGATGCTTGGGGTCACGGACAGGAAGATGCGAAAGATGCTGGAGAGAGCAAAGCGCGACGGCCTTGCCATCTGCAACGATCAGGACAACGACGGTTATTACATCGCAGATACGCCTGAGGAATATGACAGAGAATACCAGAGGATCTATAGCAGAGCAATGTGCATGATGGTCCAACTGAAGCATTACAGGGAGAACAACAGATGGCGCTCTCGGTAGAAGGAAAGCTGCTCAATGAGCTTGAGGACGTGATAGCAAAGGTGGAACGTGAGCGGAATGTGACGTGGATCCAGTGGATCGCGCTGGCCAGAGTGGTCTATTTCCTGCTCAAGGAAAGACATAGAGAGAAGGTGTGGGGTAAGCAAGATGGAAGACATGATCCTTCTGGAGGAGAGTCTCAGAGCAATAAGCAAACTGCCGGATGAAGACGCCGGTGCGCTGATCAAGGCGCTGATAAGCGGAGACAGCGAAAACCTACCTCTCATGGCAGACATTGTTTACCCGATGATCAAAGGCCAGGTTGACAGGATGACGGAATTCAGGGAGAAGCAAAGGGCTAATGGGGCAAAGGGAGGCCGTCCGAAAAACCCAAAGGAAACCCAAACAAAACCCAACAATAACCCAAACGAAACCCAAACGGAAGCCAAAGAAAAGCCTCCTGTACCTGTACCTATACCTGAACCTATAGAGAAAGAACCCCCTACGGGGGTAAGAAAGAGATTCGTGCCGCCGACCGTGGAAGAGGTGCGTGAGTACGTCCAGGAGAATGGATACGCGGTAGATCCTGAACGCTTTGTAGACTTTTACGCCAGTAAAGGCTGGGTTGTAGGCAAGAGCAGCCCCATGAAGGACTGGAAGGCGGCTGTTAGGACCTGGGCGAAGGACCGGAAGGAACAGACTCCGCCGAACAGGAACCCGAAGATCCAGAAGGCATATGGCTTCAGCACTGAACGGCAGGACGTTGATTACAACAAAATCGCCTGGAAGAAGATGTGGGAGGAAGGATAATGTTTGAGAAAGTAAACCCGAGTCACCCTGATAAAATTGCCGACAGAATTGCCGGTGCCCTGGTAGACCTCGCTTACACGAAGCAGGTGAATCCAAAGATCGCAGTTGAGGTGCTTATTGGACACGGCGAATGCAACATCATCGCTGAGACGTCAGCACATCTGGAATACAAGGAAGTTGAGAAGATCGTTTACAGAATCGCAATGGAACTTGTTTCTGTTCGCTACAAAGAGGTCCAACAGGATCGGCTCCTTGCCGCTAACCAGAGAGACGGATTCAGGTGCGGAGACAATGGGATTTTCAAAGGGATGCCGGTTACGGCAGAGCAGGCAGCATTGTCAGCGTATGCCCGTGGAATATATGATCAGTTTCCTACGGATGGGAAGTACATCTATGACAAATCATCCGGGAGGCTTATTATCTGCCAGAGCTGCGCATATAAGGACGATATTGCTAAGTCATATCCTGAAGCTGAAATCAATCCGCTTGGAGACTGGATCGGTGGGATCAACGTGGATACGGGAGCAACGAACAGGAAGCTTGGAAGCGATATGGCGGACTCCGTTACGGGCGGAGGCCTGCACGGCAAGGACCTTTCCAAAGCTGATGTTTCCGTGAACATCTATGCTTGGCTGAAGGCTCAGGAAACGTGTAAACCTGTTGAACTTTCGTGCGCTATTGGTGATGAGACGATTGATGGCAAACCGTACTCTGAAATCGTTGACATTGCAAGGGAGTACATCCGTAAGGTTGGCGGTTTTGAGAAATTTGCCGAATGGGGGCTTGTATGAGTGAACAAATGAACATCTTTGACCTTATGGCAGATGATGAGCGAGAACGATTTGCACCCAAAAAGAGCATCGACTGGAAATGGCGTTTTGCAGATTATCCAAAAGAAAAAAATGGCATCAAGGTGTTTTCATGCTTTGCATGTGGTGGCGGATCAACAATGGGGTATAAGCTCGCAGGCTGCGAAGTGCTTGGCTGCGTAGAGATCGACCCGAAGATGAATGAAATCTATGTGAAGAATCATCATCCAAAACACAACTTCTGCATGGATCTTCGGGAGTTTAACAAGCTGCCGAATGACAAGATCCCAGAAGAACTGTTTAACCTTGACATTCTCGACGGCTCGCCTCCGTGTACGACATTCTCTATGGCGGGGGAGAGAGAAGAGTCCTGGGGAAAAAAGAAAAAGTTTCGTGAAGGGCAAAAAGAACAGACACTTGATGACTTGTCATTCGTGTTTATTGACACGGTGGAAAAGCTCAAACCGCGCGTGGTAATCATGGAAAATGTCGAAGGCCTTCTTCTTGGAGAAGCGTGGAGCTATGTTCAACAGATCTACAAGAGATTTGCCGAAGCAGGATATCTTGCCCATCATTGGCTGCTCAAGGGAGAACAGATGGGCATACCACAAACACGGCATCGCGTTTTCTTCATTGCTTGCAGATCTGATTTACAGATCGACCCGTCATGGATTGATATGAGCTTTAATTATTGTGAAATCCCATACTGTGAAATTAAGAGTGAAAACGGAAAACCAATAGACAAAAGCAGAAGATTGTACAAGATCCTGCTGCAAGCAGAACGTGGGGACAAAGATCTTGGAGACGTTGTTGAACGTTTGGAAGGCAAGACGTCCTTGTTTTCACATCGCTTAATTTATGACGATTGTGTAATGTCAACCATTACGGCAAACTGTGAGTATTTTCGATTTGAAGACAAGACAGGAATTCCAAATATAGACATCATACACAGCCAGACATTTCCGGAGGATTACGATTTCTTAAAGCAGCCGATAGTTTATGTTTGCGGTATGTCTGTTCCTCCAGTGATGATGAAACGCGTTGTGCAGAGGCTTATTGATCAAGGCGTGTTTTCTTACAAGGACGAAGAAACACTTTCCGGAGGAAGAAGATGAGCGTACTGATTAAGGGCATGAAGTTGCCGAAAAACGGCTATTTGGCGATTGTGCCAACTGGCGAGGTGTTTATCAGCGGAAACGGATGGGGCTTTCAGTCATATGGATGGAGTATTCAGCCAGATGGACAGACGATTGAACTCCCCGACCACGGAGACCTTATTGACAAGGATGTTGTATTAGATGCGCTTGACCTTATGGCGGCGAACAACAGACTGCATGACGCATACGATTTTGTAAAATCATGCGAGGCGGTAATACCAGCAGAAAGAAAATAATACACCCCCGGTGGCGGAATAGGTAGACGCTAATTAGGGTTTAGATGGATAGACAGCACGTTGTGCCGTTCCTTGAGGCCTTAGATGCTATCCGTCATGCAAGGTGCAAATCCTTGCCCGGAGAATAGGCAAAAGATGAAGCACAAGCGAAGAAGAAAGGAGCGAAGAATGAGCGTACTGATTAAGGGGGCAAAACCGCCGAGCGGATGCAGATGGTGCTATTTCAACGAGGATAGTAAATGCGCATTGATAGTCGGGTGCGACTTTGATGACACGAACGGAACGCAAAGGCGAAAAGACTGTCCGCTCGTTGAACTACCAGACCACGGAGATTTGATTGACCGTAGTAGGCTGATTGGCGGTTTTGCCGATTGGTACATACAGGAATCACCAATGTACTTAGGGGACAGCAAAGTGGTTGCTGAAACGATAGGGGACGCGATGAAAGCAATCGAAGCCGCGCCTGTGGTCATCCCTGCGGAAAGGAGCGAAGATGGAGAAACTTAAACCCTGCCCGTTTTGCGGCGACAGAGTAAGCATAACCTATAATTCGGGAGAAAACGCTTTTGCCGTATGGCACACAAAAGCACCCTGTTTCGTTGAGCCATTGTGGATTTCGGGCGATGATGCAAAAACGCTGAATGAAGCCTATGCCTTTTGGAACAGGAGGGCAGAGAGGAGCGAAGAATGAATGACTCAATTACAACCTCAACTGCTATCGTTTGGTCGTGTAAGCATCGACTTCCTTGCGGGTGGTGCGAAGTAAGAAATATGATGTGCGACTCTATACCGGTTGCATATCCGCATAATTATGAGAAAGCACCATACGATACTCGAACCGTTCAAGTTTATGCGGCTCCTACTGGCGATCCTATAATTACAACCGCGTCGTCAAACGAACAGAAAAGCTATGCCGATTGGGTGGTGAAGAGGGAATGAAGAGCAGCTGCAAAGGATGCGAGAAACGAGTGCCAGGCTGTCACGGATCCTGCGAGGAATACAAGGCTTTCCGGCAGCAGCAGGACGAGATCAACAAAAAGCGGCAGGCCGCGAACGAGATAAACGAGGGGCTTAAGATGGCTTGGAGGAGGAAGAGACATGACATTTGACGAGATGAAGGTGGGGAACGGGCAGACGCTGCCGGAGATGCTGGAAGAGCTGTACAGCTGGTACTGGAAGCTGGGCCGCAAGGCAAGAGAAGAAAAGAGGGATCCGTACAGGATCGGCAAGATAGACGGTGCTATAGAGGCCATCGAGTCAATCCTCCTGCAGGTGGTAGGCGGACAGAGGCTGTATGAGCTGTGGGAACAAGAGGCGAAGATCCAGGACCTTGTGGACGGTGCGAAGGCATACGTTGAGGAGCACTACGATGGGAAAGAGGAAGAAGAACTACCACTGGAATAGACGGAAGTGCTGGCGCTGCCCGTGGTTCGGGTGGGATGGCCCCGATTTCCTGCGCTGCGGATGTGGTAAGCCGGCATTCCCAGACAAGAACGCTGCGAACGACTACATGACAAAATACTGTGCCGGAGCCTGGGAGGAATGCTCTCTGGCAAAGGCGCGAGCGGAATATGAGGTAAACAATGCTGACAAAAGAAACTATCAAGGGAATGAAAAAGAAAGAACTTATCGAGCTGGCTATAGCAGATCAGAACAGGCTCGAATACATGATAGACAAGATCAAGGCGCGGGATCTGGAAATCGTGAAATTCAAGGCAGGGCTGGAGGAGCTGCAGAGGTCCACAGAGATCCTGCTCATGAAGGTGACCATAGAGAAGGGCACTGAAGTGAACGGCGGTAAGGAGCTGTGGCTGCCGCGCAAGACTGACCTGGACGGATATGAGGTGCAGACGAAGCTGGATGAGGCCGGCGAGAGAATCGGGATCATCCTTACGAAAAAAGAGGGGGCTTAATTGCTCCCTCCTCCGTCTTCTATCCCGATGCACACGGCATACTCCGATTCTATGGTGGCGTAAAGAACTCCGCCCTTCAACATCTCTTCAAGCTCATCTTTTGTTATCATTAAGCAGGAGAGCCCATACATGGGGTCGACCTCGTCTCCGTAGTGGACTATTTTCTTCTCTTCGTATGGGTGCTCTTTTTTGTAGTAGTTTTCGCTTTCTAAAATATCTTCTTTCGTTATGGTTACTAATCTCATTATTGCGCCTCCCTGTTAATAAATATATTATACCATATTTCTGTTGGAAAGTCAAAAAAGTGGCAAAAGCTTGGGCAAGATTTTATAGCCTCCCTGATACGATGGTGTCATGGGAGGTTATTTCTATGCCAAAGTCCAAGTATGAGACACACGTGGCACCATACCTGGACCGTATAAAGATCTGGGTGGCCAAGGGGGCCACGCAAAAGGAAGTAGCCGAGAAGCTAAAGGTATCACAGGACCGGCTGATCAAGTACAAGCGTGAACATGTTGAACTGCTTGAATCTTTAGAAGCTCCCCAGGGGGACGTGGATGATCTCGTGGAGGCGAGCCTGTATAAACGCTGCATTGGTTATGACTACGAGGAAGTGACCAGGTGGCAGACGATAGGCAAGGGCGGGGAGCTGATATGGCTGGAGAAACGCACGACGAAGCACCTGCCGCCGGACCCGAACAGCATCCAGTTCTGGCTGACCAACAGGCGGAGAGGAGAATGGCAGAGGATGCCGGAGGTTAAAGATGTTGAATCCGATAACGAAACCGGCGTGGTAATCCTTCCGGAGGTGCAGGATGAGTAACATCATCTGGAAGCCGCAGCCGAGGCAGGCGATCTTCATGAGCCGACCAGAGGATGAGTGTCTGTTTGGAGGCGCTGCCGGCGGGGGAAAGAGCGATTCGCTTGTAAACGAGGCATTGAGACAGGTACATATCCCGTACTACAAAGGATTGATCCTTCGAAAGACATTTCCGCAGCTGGAGGAGCTGATAGAGAAAAGTCAGTCGTATTACAAGCGATCATGCCCTGGAGCACGGTACAACAGCAGCGCACACACCTGGCTGTTCCCGTCAGGTGCAAAGATCCTGTTCAGGCAAATGCCGCACGTAGCAGACAGGACAAACTACCAGGGCAAAGCGTATGACTACATCGCCTTCGATGAATTAACGCATTTCACCTACGACGAGTACTCATACATGTTCTCCCGGAATCGTCCTAACGGTCCCGGAACGCGAGTCTACATTAGGGCAACAGCGAACCCTGGCGGGATCGGTCACGGATGGGTGAAGGAACGCTTTATCACGGCAGCTCCTCCGATGACAAGAATTTCGGAGGACGTCACCTGGGTAAATCCTGAAGGGAAGACTGAAACAAGGAAGCGGACCAGAATATTTGTTCCGAGCCTGGTATGGGATAACCCCGCATTATTGCAGAACGATCCTGACTACATTGCACGTCTGGCGGCAATGCCTGAAGCCGAGCGGAATGCGCTGCTCTACGGAGACTGGAACACATTCTCCGGTCAGGTTTTCACGGAATGGCGGAACGATCCTGCACACTACGAGGACCGGCTGTGGACGCACGTCATCAAGCCGTTCCGCATCCCTAAAGATTGGGCCATATGGTGCGGCCTGGACTGGGGCTACAGCAGGCCGTTTTCCGTGGGATGGTACGCAGTGGACCACGAGCGGAGGATGTACCGGATCAGGGAATACTACGGTTGCACCGGAACGCCTAACGTCGGTCTACAGATGGAACCGGCAGAAGTGGCCAGGAAGATCCGGGAGATCGAGGAGGATGACCCGAACCTGAAGAACCGGAAGGTCTACAGAGTTGGCGATCCAGCTATCTGGGGATCAGACGGAACCGAGAGCATAGGTGCCCTGATGGAACGGCAGCGCGTGTACTTCGAGAAGGGAGACCACGCCAGGATAGATGGCAAGATGCAGGTGCATCACCGGCTGGCCTTTGACGAGGACGGAATCCCGATGTTCTACGTATTCGACACCTGCAAGCACTTTATAAGGACGGTCCCGAACCTTGTCTATGACGAGTCCAACGTGGAGGACATAGACACGGACGGAGAGGACCATATCTATGACGAGCTACGCTACGTCTGCATGAAGAACCCTATCGCGCCGAGGAAGAGAACCCTTCCGAAGCCGAAGGAATATAACCCGCTGGACGATGATCGCCCGGCATTTGACAATTATGCATGGTACAGGAGGTATTAAATGTTTATTCAGAACGCGGTATACAAAGCGGTCCCTACTGATGGCCTGACCTTCCCGCTTGCGGAAGGCACGGTCATTACCGTAGGCGACGTGACCGGCATCGTGCCGGAGAATATTGCCCTTGCTGCTCCGACCGGACTGATCTACCTGGCGACGGGCGGCACCATTGACCTGACGAGCGAAGCAAACGCAGGCGTGACCTTTACTGACGAGCAGCTTAACGAGCTGGGCGGTGATTTCAACTTCATCCCGGTAACAGAGGCCGGTGGTTCCTCCCTCCCCTCCTACTCCTCCTCAGATATAGGCAAGGTATTGACGGTGGGAGAGGCATCACCTGTGGAAACGGAAGTGGTGGTAGTACCCGAACAGAGCGTGACATACGAAGGGGATGCGGTTCTTCTTTCCAATGCGGAAGGTGTCGCAAGTCTTAATGACGGCACAAGCGTTGTCCTCTCTGTTAATGGGCAAAGATATGAGGGAACATTAGTCAAAGGCAATATCCGTGTAGAGTTTGAAACGAACAAGTTCTACCAAGTTTACAAAGGCAAAGGAACGTCCGTTTACTTTGAAGCCTACGATACTGCCGTCCCCGGCCACGAAGGCGATACAACGCCTATTCGAGGCACTTACACCATTTCCGCTACTGCCGTTCAGTCCGTCACCCCTTCCACCACTACTGTTATCGTGCCGGAACAGACGGTAACGATTGTGAATGCCCCTGCACCTTTAACAGGGGATGCATCTGCCTTTATTGAAGGGAGAGAAATCACCGCACACGTTGGCGATTTCGTTGGCGTAGGTGTTATTGGTGAGTGGGTTGATGGGGGTTTTTCTTTAACTGATGGCACTAAAACCTACATATTCGATGCAAATGGCGATGATTTAATCTTCTTCTGCCAAGAAAATGGCAAGCCAGCCGCTGGCACTTACACCGTCTCCCTCATCGCATCCATACCGAAGGCCGAGCCGAAGTGGGAAGCGGCAGGTGGTGGAATTTTCAAGATTTCACCAGACATGAGCACAGGGGCTCTCGACAAAAACTACACAGAAATCAAAGCCGCTATAACGGAAGGTCTTCTACCTGTTATGTTCGTGGGGGGCGGTTCTGTTTCAATTCCGATTGTTTCGGCAGTATCTGAGAATAATGCTTTTAATGTCTACGGAATATCTGTTCAGCAAGGATCACTGTCCCTAATTAAATGGAGTGCATTATTACCGAATGGCCCGCTTACTCCTGCCACTTAACGGGAGACTCCTTATGAAACTTAGCAACAAACTAATGCACACAATGCAATGGACTTGATAAGGAGATGAGACAATGAAACTCAGCAACAAACTCTTTGACATCATCCGCGCAAACATCGGAGGCTGAACATGCGAGTTAAGCAGGGCAATACATACGATATAGAGCTCTCCCTGACGTTTGAAGACGGCACTCCTGTGACGGATCAGAACGCTGCCGTGGTGGAGCTTGCCCTTGGCCGCAAGATAAAGACGTGGCCTGGAGACGTGACCTTCGACGGAGAGAAGTGGATCTATCCCTTGACGCAGGAGGAAACGCTGAAGATGAGCGGAGCTCCTACGCTGAAGGCCAGGGTGAAGGACCTGACGGGTGAGGTCTCTGACTGTGACGTCTGTATTGTCGTCGTGGATGAGAGCAACAGCAAGGAGGTCATATGAAGCTGACAGGCACGGCTACGGTCAAACAGAAGATTGCCGGCGAAGGGGAGCTTTCCGATAACAGGCGGCTCCTCTCAGGCGGCACTGAGCCTGTCATCAGACCTATGCCGGAGATCACCATAGGCACCGTGGAGGAAGGCGACGAACCTGCTGCTACTATGACCGGGACGAAGTACCAGCCGGTCCTTAACCTTGTCCTTCCGCGTGGTCCTCAGGGATTACGCGGGGAGACCGGTCCCGTAGGAGCAACAGGTCCGCAGGGGCCGCAGGGCATCCAGGGTTTAAAGGGTGACAAGGGCGATACAGGAGAGCAGGGCGCGCAAGGCCTCCCTGGACCACGTGGTCTGCGGGGAGAGAAAGGCGACCAGGGGCCGTCAGGACCTACAGGTCCGCAAGGTCCACAGGGCCCTCAGGGAATCCAGGGGCCGCAGGGGGTGAAGGGCGACACTGGACCTCAGGGGCCACAAGGCGACGATTATGCGCTGACTGCAGCAGATAAGGCGGAGATAGCAGAAATCGTCGAGGGTGATATTCCCTATGTACCCAACTCGTCTATGGGGGCGCTTTCAAAAAACTCCTTTTTGGATAATTCTGGCGGCGTACTCACTGAAACCTACAGAGGGAAGAGGTCGCTGGTTGCGACAAACACGCTGGTTACGACTGTCACTAAGAACATGTCCGGAGTAATCGTTGAAACAAGCTCTGACGGAGGGGAGACACAAAGACGTGCCTTGTCAATCGGAGACAGCGGAATAAGGACACAGCATAGTTTCGTCATCGTTGATTCTGGAGACCGTATGAAGGCCGTTTTCCGTTCCAACGGGATTCTCTTTTTGGAAACAAACTGCACAATCGTCGGCATTTCTACCGGCGAAACTGCTGACAGCGCGGCCACAAAGGGCTATGTTGATGCAGCTATCCCCACTGCCGTCTCCGACCTGACAAATGACAGCGGCTTCATCACTTTGGCCGACTTGCCGATCTATACCGGAGGCGTCTCATGAGTACGATAGTAAGCTACAAGGGGAATACGCTCACCACGGTGGAGAATCAAACACGGACGCTTCTGACCACAGGAAAGTACCTTGAGGACAACATCACCCTCACGGATGTGAGCGGAACGGACGAGGACACGCTGATTGAAGCCCTGCATAACAGGGTCACATCAGTTTCAGACGATACGTTGACGAGCATCCGCTCATACGGGCTTGCCTATATGACCGCCCTGACGAGCGCGTCCTTCCCAGAATTGCAGACCATTAACCAATATGCCTTTTATGACGATTATAACCTCGTCATGAACGGCTGGCCATTCCCGAAGGCGAAAACCATCGGGAACTATGCCTTCCGCTATTGCTACGGGCTGACCGGCGACATCGTCCTGCCGAGTACAGTAACAAGCATCGGGCAGTATAGCTTCGCGAACTGCGACGGCATGGACACGTTCACGGCCCGGGGCGCTATCGCGACCCTCGGCACCTACACCTTCAACGGCGCAAGCGGTCACGTCATGGCGCTCCGCGAGTGCCATCTGCCGAACCTCGGGACGGGCATCGCGCTGAACCTTAACTGGGGCAGCGCCACGGCGGCAAACGCCTGTCAGCACTTGGAAGTCTGCGACATCGGCAAGGCCAAGAGTATCGCGGCGAATACCTTTGCCAACTGCTACGCCTTGCAGACGCTTATCATGCGGAGAACGAGCGTGACCACGCTTGCGAACGTCAGCGCCTTTTTGAACACTCCGCTCAGGGGACGAAACAGCCTGACGGCGAAGATCTACGTCCCGCAGGCACTGATTGACACCTACAAGGCCGCCAGCGTCTGGACGACCATCAACGGCTATGGCTACGTGGAATGGCTGCCCATCGAGGGGAGCGAGTACGAACTTTAAGGAGGGAATATGCCTTTAACAGATATCGAAAATCAAGTGGACGAGCGAGCGCTTACGGCCTTCGAGGATTCTGATCTCAACAAGCCCATAGGGGAGAGGGAGATCAAGGCGGCTTCGGAGATCCTGCAGCGCTATAAGGCCGGCAAGGCGAACCTGGACCGGCGCATCGTCGAAGATGAGGAATGGTGGGAGCTGCGGCACTGGCCGTTTATCCGTGGTAATCAGCGGACGGTGAAGAACGAGGAGACTGGCGAGCGTGAGATCTTCCCCGGACCAGAACCTGCTTCCGCCTGGCTGTTCAACGCCATCATGAACAAACATGCCGACGCTATGGATAACTACCCAGAGCCTACGGTCCTTCCGAGAGAGCGGAGCGACGAGCCTGCTGCCAAGACGTTGAGCAGCGTTCTGCCGGTGATCATGCAGTACAACGACTTCGAAAAGACCTACTGGGACAATTGGTGGGAGAAGCTTAAGCACGGCACTGCCGCGTATGGCGTCTTCTGGAATCCTGACAAGGACAACGGGCTGGGCGATATCGACATCCGCTCCGTGGACCTGCTGAAGGTGTTCTGGGAACCGGGCGTCACGGACATCCAGCAGAGCCGGAACCTGTTTATCGTCGAGCTGATGGACCACGACCTGCTGAATAAGCAGTACCCGCAGTATCACGGGAAGATTTCCGGTGCTCCGGTGGACATCACGCAGTACATCTACAACGACACCGTAGACACGACGGACAAGGATCTTGTGGTGGACTGGTACTACAAGGTGCGTGTAGGCAGCAAGACTGTCCTGCACTACTGCAAGTTCTGCGGAGATACGCTGCTGTACGCTTCGGAGAATGACCCTGCCTACAGAGAACGTGGCTATTACGATCACGGAAAGTACCCTATCGTCATGGACATCATGTTCCCGGAGAAGGGAACGCCGGCCGGCTTTGGCTATGTGGCCATCTGTAAATCTCCGCAGATGTACATCGACAAGCTGGACGCTAACATTCTGGAATCGTCCATGATGGCGACCAAGAAGCGGTTCTTCGTCTCATCGTCCACGAACATCAACACGGATGATTTCATGGACTGGAACAAACCGCTCGTGGAAGTGGAAGGCGAGCTCTCCGACGGCAGGCTGCAGGAGATCACGACGCAGCCGCTGGGCTCTCAGTATGAGAACACCATTGCCCGGAAGGTCGAGGAGATGAAGGACACGGCGTCGAACCGTGACGTCAACTCCGGCGGAAGCGCTGGCTCCGGTATCACTGCTGCATCAGCCATTGCCGCGCTGCAGGAGGCCGGCAACAAGGCAAGCCGGGATATGATTGCCGCGTCGTACAGGGCACAGACCGAGATCGCAAAGCTCATTGTCGAGCTGATCCGGCAGTTCTACGACGAGGCTCGTTCCTTCCGGATCACGGCCCCGAACGGCTATGAATTCACGGAGCTCTCCAACGGTCCTATGCAGAACCAGCCTATGCTGACGCCGAACGGAATGCCGATGATGAACCCGCAGGGCGAGATCATGATGCGCAGGCCCATCTTCGACCTGAAGATCTCCGCACAGAGAAAGAACCCCTTCTCCCGGATGGAGCAGAACGAGAGGGCGAAGGAGCTGTACTCAATGGGCTTCTTTAATCCGGAGATGGCGCAGCAATCTATGATCGCCCTGGACATGATGGACTTTGAGGGCATCGAGAAGATCCGCGAGAAGATAGCAGAGGGCCAGACGCTGCTCAACATCGTGCAGCAGCAACAG